TCATTCGCTCCTACAGGTAGTGTTAACTTTGCTCTAAACTTTGATAAAGGACCTTTTAGTGGTGCAAATAAGATATTAATTGATGATAGTCCTACTTATGTTGAGCAATTCAAGGCAGCTGGAGGTCAGGCATTCAGATATATCTACACTACTTTAGAATCAGGTAGTTTACCAGAAGGACTAAGTCTAGTTAATAATAGAATAGAAGGAACATCACCTGCTGTAGGTTCAGACACAACTTATACATTTACAATAAGACTACATTATAATTCGGGATATGTAGATAGAATATTGAAAATGTCTGTGCTTGCCAATATAAATAGAAGTATGACATATGACGCCGCATCCACAAACAATAGTAAAAGTACTAAAGTCTGGAAAGACTTAAATCTAAATTTTACTAGAAACTCGGTTACAAACGATATTGTAAAAATAGAGGGTGTTAATGCTGTAAAAAGAAGTGTTAGAAATTTAATCAACACAAATCATTATGAAAGATTTTTTCATCCTGAATTAGGATCAGGAATAAGAGAATTGTTATTTGAAAATATGACACCTCTTACAGAAATATATCTAGCGAAAAAGATTGAAGAAGTATTGGTTAATTACGAACCAAGAGTGAGATTAATTCAAGTTCTCGTTAGAGGTAATGCTGACCAAAATTTATATAATATAATGATAGAATTTTATGTAGTTAATCATCCTGAACCGGTTACGATTGATACATTTTTAGAAAGATTAAGATAAATGGCAACAACAACTAGTGCAACTGAAACAAAGAAATTACAGGTTACTGAATTAGACTTTGATCAGATAAAAAATAATTTAAAACAGTTCTTACGAAATCAATCTGAATTTGCTGATTTTGATTTTGAAGGTTCTGGTATGGCAGTTCTTCTTGATCTACTTGCATACAACACACACTATTTAGGATTTAATGCCAACATGGCAGCAAATGAAAGTTTCCTAGACTCTGCTGAATTACGATCTAGTGTAGTTTCATTGGCAAAAATGTTAGGGTATACTCCTTCATCCGCTATTTCACCAACTGCTATAATTGATGTAACCCTTACTAACGCTACAGGTGCTTCGGTGACAATGCCTGCAGGTACAAAATTCACTTCAACTCTAGATGGTGATTCATACACATATGTTACCAATTCTGATTTATCAATTACACCTACTGACGGTGTTTATACTTTCTCAAATGTAAATATATACGAAGGCACTAGAGTCACTTTTGAATATACGATTGATAGTACAAATGAAGAGCAAAGATATATTATACCTAATAACAATGTTGATATAACAACTTTAGGTATACTAGTTCAAAATTCAATTTCAGATACAACAAGTTTCACATATACAAAAGCAAGTTCTCAAGTAGGAGTAACCTCAACAAGTAAAGTTTATTTCTGTCAAGAGGTTGAAGATGGAAAATTTGAAATATATTTTGGCGATGGTGTAACCGGATTTAAACCGTCCGATGGTAATATTATAAAACTAACTTACATTGTAACCAACAAAAGTGCTTCAAATGGTGCAAACACATTTACACCTTCAGGAACTATAAGTAGTTTTTCAGCAACAGCAAAAACAATTTCAAAATCTTCTGGTGGTACAAACGCTGAAAATATTGCTTCAGTTAAACTAAATGCACCTTTACAGTTTTCTGCTCAAGATAGAGCGGTCACTGCTGCTGATTATAAAACATTAGTAAAACAAATATATCCTGCCGCAAGTGCAATTCAAGTATGGGGCGGTGAAGATAATGCTGTGCCAGCATACGGTAGAGTTTATATATCTGTTAAAGCAAAAGACGGCACAACACTCACAAGTGCTGACAAAGCAAGTATTCAAACACAATTAGAAGAGTATGCTGTTGCTTCAGTTAGACCAGTAATTACTGATCCTGAAACAACCTTTATTACTTTAAAAACTACATTTAAATATGATAGTACTGCAACGGTTGAGGATGCTACAACACTTGCAAATAAAATACAAACAGTTATTTCTCAATATAGTGATGATAATTTAGATAATTTTGTAGGTGTGTTTAGACATTCTGCATTGACAGGATTAATTGATAATGTTGATAATTCTATATTAAGTAATATAACAACGGTTCAGATGTATCAATTATTTAAACCTATCACAACTTCTTTAGTATCACAAGCATACACAATAGGATTTAATAATGCAATTTATAATCCTCACACAGGACATAATTCAGGTGCTAGTGGTGTTATTCAGTCAACAGGATTTTATTTAAATACTGATACAACTACTGAATATTTTTTTAATGATGATGGTAGTGGTAATATTCGATTGTATCATTTAGTATCAGGTGTTAAAACATATGACAATAATACTTGGGGTACTGTTAATTATCTTACAGGTGAAATTAAAATTGCTTCTGCAATTATAAATTCTATTTCAAATGTAGATGGTGTTGCTTCAACTTCGATACGAGTTACCGTAAAACCTAGTTCAAATGATGTTGCGCCAGTAAGAGGACAAATTTTAAGTATTGATATATCAAACTCTTCAATTACTGGTCAGGTTGATACGATTGCGTCTGGTTCTGGTTCATCTGGAGTAGGATACACAACAACAACATCATACTAAAATGGAAAATTATTACACCTTAAAAGAAAAACTATCTTCTCTAGTAGGTCAACAATCACCCGAATATATACAATCAGAACATCCAGGATTTACTGAATTTGTTAAATCGTATTTTGTTTTTATGGAATCTGCCGAAATGCAGGTTACAGATATTTCTGAGCAAGATGAAATATTATTAGAAACTGAAAACGCAGCATTAACTGATAGAATAATAAACGAAGATGGTTCAGCACCTTTACTAGAAAGTAATGGTTTTGCTTCTGCATTTACTTTAGGTGAAATTATTACAGGTCAAACTACGGGTGCAACTTCAACTGTTTTAAGTCCCGATATTTCAAATTCAAAACTATTCATATCTGCAAACTCAAGATTTAAAACTGGCGAAACAATTACAGGAGCAACTTCTGGTGCAACTGCAAAGGTCAGTAAATATAGAGGTAATCCTGTACAAAATATTCAACAGTTTTTAAATTTAGCAGATTCTGATAAAACATTATTTGATTTCCTATCTGATATGAGAAAATCTTTTATGTCAGGCATAACTGAAAATCTATTTACAGATGTTGATAAAAGAAAGGCGATGAAAAACATTAAAGGTTTATATCGTGCCAAAGGTACTGCAAAAGCAAACAAACTTTTCTTTCAGATGTTATTCAACGAAACTCCTGATATCTACTATCCTAATAGAGACTTATTAAAACCTTCTATCGGTAAATTTTCAAGTAAAAGTATTTTACGAGTTTTACAAACTTCAGGTAATGTATTAAATCTTACAGGTCAAACTATTACAATGACAAGTGGAACTGATATTGCAACTGCCTTAGTAGAAAATGTTACCGCCTTTGGTATAGGAGGTATATTCTTATACGAATTAGAATTGAACGCCGAAACAATAATAGGAACATTTTTAGAAAACGCAACAATTAGTGGTGTTGATAATATAGATGAAACACAGGTCGCAAAAGGTACAATTAAAAAAATATTAGAAAATGTTAATGTTGTAAATGACGGACATTTATATACTACTGATAGTCCGGTCACTTTATCCGGTGGTAGTGGTTCTGGTGCTACTGCATTAATTGAGGAAATAGGATTAGGTGGTCTTGATGAAATTATAGTTTCAAATGGTGGTGCAAACTACGCTGTAGGTGATACAATTACTTTCAATTATACAAATTCCGGCGGTGCAAGTGCTGAAGCGGTTGTTGCTGTTGTAAACGGAGGATTTGCTGGTGAAACAGGAACTTCGGCAGATCACATTGTCTTAGAGGATGGCACACAAGCAGGCGACCCTTATCAAGGAGATAAAATAGTTCAAGAAGCAGGAACATCAGCAACAAAAGATATTACAGATATTCGAATTACAAGAAGTGGTGAAGGAATGGGTTCTCTACCAACTGCTACGGTAACAAGTGATAGTGGTTCAGGTGCCGTAATTAAAACATACGGTAGTCGGATAGGTAGAATTAAAAAGTTTCAAATATTAGATCAAGGAATTAGTTATTCATCAGCACCAAGTGTTGTGTTAGAAGGTAACGCTATTTTTAAAACATCAACCGGCACAGTTTCAGCGTCTGAAACATTTACTGGTAGTGGTAGTACAACGGGTACTTTAAAAACTATTGATACAAGTACAAATAGAATTTCATTTACAACGGCAAGTGGTGCTGTTGTAGTAGGACAAACTCTAACATTTTCTGGATCAGGAACAGTACTAATTGAAAAAGTAGATCAAGCAACCGCTACTACAACGATTAATACAAAAGTTTTAACAACTGGTGCATATACAACTCAAGACGGATTTATTTCAGAAAAAGATAAAAGAGTTCAAGATAGTTTATATTATCAAGATTATTCTTATGTTGTAAAAGTAGGTGAAAGTATTACTAAATGGAGAGACTATATTAAAAAGGCAATTCACCCATCTGGATTTGCTGTAAGTGGTCTTGTTAGAATTCAAAATAAAGTAAGTGGTCAAATTTCTGTACCTGTCGAAGGTATCGTATCTGGAATTCTTGATACGCCTATATTCTCAACTTACAAATTCTTATTCTCTACCGTATTTGGTAGAAGAGCAGGAACACCAACTGGCGGTACAAGTTTAAGAGCAAATCCTATGGTGGGTAATGACAATAGAAATACACATACTGCGAATACAAGAGATGTCACCGTAAATAGAAAATTGACTGTAAAAATAGTCGGTAATGCTGAAGATTTTGGTTTCAAAATACGAGGTCAAGTTAGAAAGTATGGATTTGCATACGCAGGACCTAGACTGAAAAATGCATTTCAATTTGGGTTATTTTCAGGACCGTATATAAACGGTACCGGTGTTCCTGTGACCCAATGGGGAAATTATAAATTATCAGGAATGTTGGATAGTTCTTTAAATGGTACTACATTAACATTAGCAGAATTAAATGATCCTGCGAATAATAGTAGAAATTTAAAGACAAATATCGCATTTCCAATCGAGTTTTCTAAAACAGTAGGGGACTTCTCTACAACTACTAGGACTTTTGATAGTACTAGTTCAACTTTTGATGAGGACGATCTAACTTAATCGTATAAATAGTTCATATGGCAAAACAATCAA